TTTTTCATAACTTGTTTGTGCCTTGAGCGAAGCGAAAGGAATGACAAAAACTATGGCATTACCATTAAGCGAAGCATTTACAGCGAGAAGTCTCGGTGTAATGTGGAATAACTATGAAAAAACTTTAGGTTCTGCGCCTTACCTTGGCAGACAAAAGTTTGGCACAAGAAAGCAGGATAGTCTCGACCTTAGATTTATTAAGGGAAAGAGCGGTCTTCCTGTTTCTCTGAAAGCATCTAATTTTGATGCACAGGCAGAGTTAAGAGATGTTGGAGGATTCTCCGACATTCAAAACGAAATGCCTTTTTACCGTGAATCCTACATGGTAACTGAAAAGGAAGAACAAGAATACGCAAATTACCAGAATGCAGAGAATGCTTCCCTTGCAAATGATGTTCTCCGTGAAATCAGTAAAAAGCCCATGATGCTAATTGAAGGAGCAAGAGTTGTTCCGGAGAGACAAATCTGGCAGTTGCTTGCACCGGCAGACGGCATTCCCCGTGTACAAGTCACTATCGGTGGTAAGAGTTTTTATGTTGATTACACTTCCGATGCAGGAGTTGAACATAAGAAAGACCATTTCGTAGAAATTTCCGGAGAGAGTGATAAGTGGAACGTTCCGGCAACCGCAACACCGCTGGATGATATGATTGAAACCAGAAGAAACTTCGCAAAGAAGACTGGTTATTCCCTGACAAGATTTACCATGAACACCGAGACGTGGGAAATGGTTCTGAAAGCAGAGGACACCAAGAAGCAGGTTCTCGGAATCACTGCTTACAATGGTGGAATCCGTTTACAGCAGTCTCAGGTTACTGAATATCTGCGTGGATACGGAATTGAGATCGAGGTGTATGACAAGTTGTACATTGATCCTGCAGACGGTCAGACCAAGTACTTTGTACCTACTGGTGTTGTATCCGCTCAATGCGCTGGCGTATACCTTGGTGATTATGTATTTGGGAAAACCCCCGAGGAAAGAAGCGGAAGCATCACCGATGGCAATTTGTCCATCGTAGAAACTGGTATTTCCGTTTATACTTATGCTACCAACCATCCTATCAATACTCACTGCGTAGTGTCCATGATCGGACTTCCTACCTTTGAGGGTATGGACAGCGTTGTTGTTATGAAGGTAGCGTAGGAGGTGTGCTTATGAAGGCACAGTACACAGTCAAATTCAACGGCAAATGGTATAAGGCAGGAGAAGAGATCCCGGAGAGAAAGACTTCGGGATCTTCTGATTTTAAGCAATATACCAAAAGCGAGATTAACCGCATGAGTACCGCAGAACTACAATCTCTTGCGAAAGAGCATGGGATTGTTGATGCGGATGAAACTACTGGCGGTGAGTTGAAAAAGATTCTGATTGAAAAGTTTGAACTTTAAGAGGTAACACATGGCAGAATATACGACTTTGGAGAAAGTAAAAATCCGCTTAAAACAATTCCATATTGATTCTGAAAGCTTCAAAGTTGTTTTTGAAAAGCCGGAAGAAAACCCTTTGTTAGAACTATTATTAGAGCAAAATCAAAACCTAATAATTAACATTTCTGGAATTTCAGATAGTAAAAAAGAAGAATATTTGAAAGAAAAAGAAGATGCGATTGTTGAACTTGCTCTTTATGACAGAAACAAATTAGGTGCCGATTATAGTTCTAGTTATTCAGAAAATGGAATATCTAGGGTTTGGAATAGTAAGGAAGAGATTTTAAACTACTTTGGGATATGCTGGCACGTTAAATGTTTTTAAAACACTATAACCTATTTACCATGCGTAAAATAACCCTATCGAAATCGAGTGGTTTAGAAGATTGTGCGTGACCATGTTACTGATTTCAGTAATAAGGTTGCAGGCGGCACACTTTAAGGGTGGTGGGCGGTGTGCCAACAATAAGTAACAGGAGATATGAAATGAAAGATTTTTTATTACAGACATACACTATTGTATTGCCTATTTTATTAGGATATATTGTCTGGCTCCTTAAACAACAAAAGAATGACAGGGATGCAAACAGTAAGGGAACAATGCTTCTTTTGCGTGTTCAACTTATTGAGTATCACGATAAGTACATGAAGTTGGGAGAAATTCCAAGTTATGCGTATGAGAATTTTGTAGAGATGTACAATGCGTATCATGCGTTAGGCGGAAATGGAATGGCTACCAAAATGTACGAGGAAATCAAAGAAATCAGATTGAAGAATGGAGGTAAAGAATAATGGATTTTTCACAAGTAGGAACTTGCGTAGCAATCGTGGTTATCTGCTATCTTGCCGGTATTGGAGCGAAGCTTATTCCGGTTATTAAGGATAATTACATTCCGGTTGTTGTCGGCATTGTCGGTGGCATTCTCGGAGTAGTAGGAATGTATGTGATTCCCGACTTTCCGGCAAATGATGTGCTGAATGCGATTGCGGTCGGAATTGTTTCCGGTTTGGCAAGCACTGGTGTAAATCAGATTTACAAGCAGGTGAAGAAAGATGCTTGAAGCAAATAAGCAAAAAATGAAGTATTCCAAACAGGGTGAGAAAGTCACAATCTACGACCGTGACGAAAATGGAAACATTAAGTACATCGAGGTTGACGGTGAAAAGATTCCAGTAGTTTTGAGAGAAGCTATCGGATTTTCTGACCCTGTTCCTTTTTCTGCCAATATCAGCAATAAGTTGTCAGAAGTACTGGTAAAGGAATTTGGTGTTGATGATTCGAGTTCCTATTGTCAGATTGTGACCGATAAGGGATATTTGCCGATTAAGGCAGGAGACATTGTTTGGAAAAAATCTGATGTGGGTCAAGATAGTGATGGACTGGTTGATGATAAGACAGCGGACTACGTTGTAAAAGGTGTAGCTGATGAAGGACTTACCGTTGACCTGTTTTTGCTTCAAAAAACGGTAAAGTAATATGGGAAAACCGATTGAACTAAATCTATTCAGTGACAAGTCCATACAAAACGCTATTAAGGCTCTTAAAGACTACGAAAACAGCTTGACCTATAAATGTAGGCTACTGGCTGAAACTTTGGCAGAAAACGGTGTAGAGATTGCTAGAGTGCAGATTGCTGACCTTGATGCTATATTTACGTCGGAACTTTTGCAAAGCATTCATGCGGAATACGTTGGCTCCGTAAAAGGTGGCGGTGTTTGGGCGGTGGTTGCAGGTACAGACCATGCGGCTTTCGTGGAGTTTGGTACTGGTGTTGTTGGAAAGCAGTCGCCATATCCATATCAACTACCGGAAGGTGTTGACTGGCAGTATGCAAGCGGAAAAACCATAAGGCAACTTGCGGATGGAAGATATGGATGGTTTTATCCTGCGGATGACGGTAAATGGTATTTTACAGAAGGTATGCCGTCAAGACCATTTATGTACCTGACTGCAATAGAAATTCGTGAAATTGTATTACAGACAGCAAAGGTGGTGTTTGGAAATGGCGGTTAATGAATATCAATGGGTATCAGATTTCAAAGTCAAGATTGCATCATACTTGAAAATGAAAATACCGCAGAGCCATCCTAAAGCGTATGTAACGGACAAGAGCAAAGATTTGTCAGAACCCACATTCCCCACAGTTTACTTTCATGCTATGCCGTTCACAGAGACAGGACAAGACCTTGAAGGACGGTCTATCAATGGAATCACAGCATCGTACCAGGTGGATGTGATAACCAACGAAAGTCAAGAAGAAGCTGAAGCTATCATGGCTACGGTTGCCGGACTTTTCAAGCGTTTGCGATTTCAGATAACTTCCATGCCGGAGTTCAGCAATACTTCGCAGAAAACATATAGAAGCACAGCGCGGTTCAGAAGAATTGTTGGTGCTGACGATACATTGTAACTATTGACAGAGCCTACCGGCTCTATTTTTTTATGCAAAATTAAGGAGGTATTTATCATGGCAGCAGCCGGAATTTCTACTTTAGGAATTACTTTCGGATATGGTACAGAGACAACAGCCGGAACAAAACCTACGAGTTTTAAACAACTTACAAGAATAAATGCTATCGGTGGCATCAACATTGAACCGGAACAGATTGATGCTTCTGCGTTAGAAGATGCAATCACCAGATATGTAAAAGGTCGTGCAGATACTGGCGGTTCTTTTGCAGTCACAGTCAACTTTACATCAGAGACTGTTGCTGAATGGACTGCACTTATCACAGCCTACAAGGCTCTTACTGGTGGAAATAGAATGTGGTTTGAAACTGTAATTCCCGGAGAAGAGAAATCTTTCTTCGTTGTGGCACAGCCACCTGAGCAGATTCCACAGCCAGAGATCGGACAGAATGAACTTCTGACGATTGAAATGAACCTTACCATTGAGGAATTCAAAGGTTTGGATTCCACAGTTGCACTTACAACGGGGGAATAGAAAGTCAGTCAGAAACAAATAACACTGCCGTGGCTGACTTTGATGAAGCGGTAGACGAAACATTGATTTAGCAAAAAGAGAGCCGTCTTCGGGCGGCTCCTTTCCAACAAAATGTTGGGGAAAGGATATGTTTTTATGAAGAAGATTTTAGTTAATGATGTTGAATATACTTTAGAGTTTGGATTCGGTGCTGTGGAGTGCAAGGATTTGATTCAAAAGATGTTTCTTATGCTTTCCGGTGGCTATGTAGCTAAAAAAGCAAAAAATGTACAGAATCCCACACCAGAAGAAATTGTAGATGGTAGCGGATATATGCTTGCAGAATTTCCTCATGTATGCAAAACGGCTTTTTATGCTGGTCTTATCGAAAACCATGAAGATATTACACCGGATGAATCCAATGCTTTAATGAAAGAATACATGAAAGCAAACGGTCTGTCTTTTGTGAAACTGTATGGAGAACTGACAGACTGTATGAAAGAAGACGGTTTTTTCGAACTGTCGGGTCTGACGGAAATGATGACGCAGACCAAGGAAGAGATGGAAAAAGAGGACAGCAAGGTAACGAAGATGCCACAGGATCACAAGAAGAAATCGACTGGCACAAAATAATATGGGAAGAATATTTTCCATTTGCTTTTTCCATGGGAATTTCGATAGAAGAGTTCAAACATCTGAATCCTAAGAAATTAGAGTGGTGTTACAAAGGATATAAACTCAAAAAAGAGGAAGAAGATAGGAATTCATGGCAACGGTGGGGAGATTATGGAATATCTGCATTAATCTTTGCAATAGACCATTGCCTAAACGGTCGAAAAGCACAATCGAAGTATATTGATAAGCCTATTATAGAACGTGCGGACATTGCTAATAATGAAAAAGAAATTCAGAAGCAAAGGAAAGCGTTCCTCGCAGGACTTATGGCAATGCAAGCTAATTTTGAATTATCACATCCAAAAAAGGAGAAACAAACATGAGTTTAACAGGAATTGATGTGTCCTCATACCAGGGGACGATTAACTGGTGGGCGGTAAAACAGAACGGTATTGATTTTGCTATTCTGAAAGTCATCCGTAAGGATTTGAACCCGGACAAGAAGTTTGAAGAGAACTGTAAAAATTGTGAAGCATACGGAATGAAAGTGCAAGGCGTTTATAACTACAGTTATGCTACCACTGTGGCAAAGGCACGATCAGATGCTAAGAGAGTGCTTGCTATTCTTGGAAGCCGTAGGCCTATGGTTTGGATGGATGTTGAAGATGCCGTGATGAAGAATCTTGGTAAGAATCTAATTTCAATTATCAATGCTTACGGCAAGGTAATCACCGATGCAGGATTGGCATTCGGTGTATACACTGGGGAAAGTTTTTATAATACCTATATCAAACGCTATGGCGGCGTGAGTTATCCAATGTGGATTGCACGGTACGGCAAGAATAACGGCAAGTGTGATGTGAAGTATCAACCGCAAGTACCGAACATGGTATGCTGGCAGTATACTTCTAAAGGTCGTGTAGGCGGCATTGTAGGAAACGTGGACATGAATGTATGGTACAAGGAATTAGAAGCCGTACAGGGCACTACGGAAGCATACAGCAACCCTTACACTGAACCGACAAGACTGTTGAAGAAAACAGTTCCTTGCATGAAAGGTGATGATGTGCGGTGGTTACAATTCGCACTCATTCATCATGGCTGTTTATCTGCGGTGAATGCAAAAGGAAAGAGCAACATTGACGGAATTTTAGGTAAAGACACAGCAACGGCAATCGGAGTATTCCAAAAGAAAGTCGGAATCAAGGTTGATTACAAGTGCGGTGCGGTTACGAGAGAATATCTTAAGAAATAATTTTAGGAACGGTAGGTGTCACAGTTTACCGTTCTTTTTATGTGTAAAGGCGGTGCGGTATGGCAGATATTGATTCTTTGCAGATTAAAATAAAAGCGGATGCAACTAGCGCAAGTAACGCACTGAATAAACTTGCAAATAGCCTTACAAATTTTCAGAAAAGCTTGTCTATTGATACATCAAAACTGACAAGTATTTCCAACAGCATACAGAGTATCGCAAATGCCGCAAATTCCATGAATACGAGCGGCATTAAGAATATCTCCACACTGACAAATTCCATTAACAGAATGGGGAAAATAGATACAAGCGGATTAAGCAGAATTTCTTCTGCACTGAAGACTTTTTCTGCTGACATGGCAGGAACTAAAGTAGATGGAATAGGGGATATTGCAAGCATTGCATCGTCTATCTCAAAACTTGGCGGTGTAGCATCCGGCAGAGCAATCACGAACATTCCTTTACTGGCAAAGAATTTGAAGCAGTTATTCACTACTCTGTCTACCGCACCGAACGTAAGTGAGAACATTATCCGCATGACAAATGCACTGGCAGGACTGGCATCTACTGGTGCGGCATCCGGCAGAGCGGCAAACTCTTTAGGACGTAATCTGAACACCTATACGGCAAGCGCAAGAAGAGCCACGAAGAGCACATTCAGTCTTGCTGCGGCTTTCGGCAGATTCTACGCAACATATTTCCTTGTGATCCGTGGAATTAAAAGCCTGTGGAAGTCCATAGAGGGAACTACGGACTATATCGAAGCATTTAACTACTACACGGTAGCATTTAATAAAGTCGGCAAGGAATGGGGCAAGGATTTTGAAAAATTCGGTTACGACAACGCAGAGGATTATGCACAGAGTTTCGGAAACCGTGTAAATGAACTGCTCGGTAAAATGTCCGGTCTGAAAGTAGATGTAGACGGTGGATTGATTTCTGAAAGCGGAATGAAGAACCTGGGACTGAATTTACAGGAGATTACGCAGTACGCTTCACAACTTGCATCTATCACCAACTCTTTAGGGCAGACCGGAGAAGTTACTACGGCAATTTCAAAGTCCATGACAATGCTTGCCGGTGATATTTCCTCCCTGTTTAACGTGGATTTCAGTACAGTTGCAACTAATTTACAGTCCGGTTTAATCGGTCAGTCAAGAGCACTGTATAAGTATGGTATTGATATCACAAATGCCACATTACAGACTTATGCTTACAAATACGGCATTGAAAAGGCTGTATCTGAAATGTCACAGGCAGAAAAACAGCAGTTGCGTTTACTGGCAATCTTAGATCAGTCCAAAGTGTCATGGGGAGACTTGGCCAACACAATCAATTCACCCAGCAACATGATTCGCCAGTTCACAAACAACGTGAAAGAAGCTGGAATGGTTCTAGGCCAGTTATTTATTCCGGTATTGCAGAAAGTGCTTCCTGTTATTAACGGTGTCGTTATTGCGATTAAAAGATTGCTTGTCAGTGTGGCAAATTTACTGGGAATTAAGATTGACTTTTCGTCATTCGGTCAAGGTGTATCCGGGTACAATAAAGATTTGGAAGACACGGCAGATGCACTGGATAAAGTAGGGAAAAGCGCCAAAAAGGCAAAGAATTACACTTTAGGAATTGATGAACTGAACGTACAGCCACAGACAACAGATTCCGGAAAAACATCAGGTGCTGGTGGATCAGGAATTGACCTTACCAAGGAAATCATGGATGCTACTGCTGAATACGAAAAAGTATGGCAAGAAGCATTTGACAAGATGCAGAATACAGCTATGGGTTGGGCTGACAAAGTAAGCAAGGTGTTTAAACCAGTAAAAGATATTATAGAAGATCTGGCGTATGCATTTAAGTTTGATTCTGATTCATGGTTTAAAGTTGCCGGAATGGATACGTCCAAACTAGTAACTGGTATTTTTGACTGGTTTACAAGAGCAATAGATTCTGTGGACTGGGAAAAAATCGGAAGACATATAGGAAGTTTCTTGAATGGTATTGATTGGACTGCCATTTTTACATCTGCTGGAAATTTCATAGAAACTGCCATAGATGCGGCAATCGATCTGTGGAAAGGAAGTTTCGATGCAGCACCGATTGAAACCACGATTCTGACGGCAATAGGACTTTTGAAGTTTACTGGTGTGGGAGATATTATATGGGGAAAAATATCGGATAAGTTATCAGCCACAGTACTTGGTTCAAGCATAGGAATAGTTCCTACAATCGCAATAGCTTCTGTTACTTGGGAAATTGGATTTAATGTAGGTAAATCATTAGGTAAAGCACTTTTCCCTGATGATAAAGAAACATATGATAATTTTTCGTTTTTTGGAGAAGGTGGATTCTTTGATACAATAAAAAACACAGATTTTTCAATACTTTTTGACGCTTGGAAACAGATGAACTCTGATGCGGCAGATTTTTTGACAAAAACAATGCCGATAAGACAGTTTTTTGATTTCTTATCACAATTTAAACTGGACATAAATGATACATTTGGTTTAGTATCAGTGTTTGAAAATTTAAAACCTATTGTTGAAAACTGGTTTAATGAATCTGTCAAGCCTTGGTTTTCTGCTGAAAAATGGAATCAATTAGGGACAAATATTAAGACCGCACTTTCTACGAAATGGAATGAATTTACCGCATGGTGGAAAAATATTGGTTTTGCAAAGTGGTGGAACAACGTAAAATCATATTTTACTACCGAAAAATGGACATGGAGTGGCATTAAAGACGGATTATCTAATGCATGGAATAATGCAATAGAGGCTGTCAAACAAATTTGGAATAGGTTTGCAAACTGGATAAATGATAAGTTAAACTTTTCATGGGATCCGGTTGTTGTACTCGGAAAAGAACTTGTTCCGGGCGGAAGTGTAAACCTTGGCAGAATCCCCACATTTGAGACAGGCGGTTACGTTCCTAGTCGATACACAATGTTCATGGCAGGAGAAAACGGAGTGCCAGAGATTGCCGGAACAGTAGGTGGTAAGACAGCGGTTGCCGGTGGAGCTGAAATAACAGGAATCAAAGAAGCTATCAATTCCACGGCAGAAGCACAAATGCGTATGATGGCAGAAGAAATCAGCCTGTTAAAGCAATTACTTGCAAAAGAAACATCTGTAAATATCGGTGATAGAGACATAGCAAGGGCAAGCTTAAGAGGTCAGAAAGCTATGGGATTACAGATTATTACTTAAGGGTGGGATTTATTCCCACTCTTTTTTTCTATGGAGGAAAACACAATGATAGCAAGAGCAAGTGATTTCATCATAGTAAATGGAGTACGTTTTCCGTGCCCAGCTCCGGGAATGGAAATAGTTCGGTCGCAGACGGTTGATTCAGGAAGAAATGTAAATGCTGCAGTTGTCGGTCAAAAAGTCGGAAGAAAATTGTGGAAGATAAATAATCTGCAATGGAACGGACTGGACGCTGAAACATGGAAAGAAATGCAGGATGCATTAGAACCATTTTTTGTGCTGGTTACGTTTACTGGTGATGACAATGTAAGGCATACATACACAATGTATCCAGGAGACACTACCGGAAAACCGCTGTTTTTGGATGATATATTTTATAGAAACTATGAAACATGTAAATTTAATCTAATTGATTGCGGGTGGGAAGAATGATAAAGGCTTCTAATGCTTATAAATCTGCGATGCAGAAAAAAATAAGAGACAGGGCGTACATATCAATTACTCTTGGTGTAGTAAATGGTGATGCACAAAACACGGCTCATTTTGAAGGTGATTACGCATACTGGGGAAACAAGGTTTTGCCATTTAGAAATGATGCGGAATATACGGAATATGCTACATTAGAGCAAAATTATATGCGCGTGGACGGTCAAATGTATTTTCTTCCGAGAGAGACAAGCGGATTGTACCAACTACGTAACGCTCCATTAACTACAAAAAACATAATGGAAACTGTAAAAGTAGCATTTCCACAAGAGTATTCCATCAAAGGACTTACAATAGATTTTGGGAAATATTACCCGACTAGCTTCAAAATTGTTACAGATGAAAAAGAATTGACTTATACAAATGATAAACACGATTTTTCAACAACAGATGTAATTGGAGACACTACAAACATACAAATAATTCCTATATCTATGTCAGGTGGAAACAAAAGACTTAGAGTAGAAAAAATTGTAATGGGTGTCGGATTGACATATAGGAATAATGATGTATCAACATCTTCTTTTGAAGAATTTGTTAATGGAGTATCAGCGGAGATTCCATACAGAAAATTATCTGTAACAATACTGGATAAAAATAATGTATACAATGTAGACGATGATAATTCCTTTATCAACTTCCTTGAAACTGGACAAAAAATGGAGTTATCATACGGAATGGTCCTGTCAGACGAAACAGTGGAATGGCATAAAAAAGCCACAATGATTTTGACTGATTGGAACTCTAAAAAAAATCAAATGTCTTTCACCGCAAATGATATTCTTTCAACTTTGGAAGACAATTATACAATAGGAAACAAAATATACGATAGAACAGCATATGAAGAAGCTATTAGCATTCTAACAGATGCCGGATTCGAGCCTGACGAGTATTTTGTTGACGATTGTTTAAGAGATGTGAGCCTACACAATCCAATGCCGGAAGCATCTCACAAAGAATGTTTGCAGTTATTGTGCAACGCTTCAAGATGCATTTTATTTGTAGATTCTGACGGAAGAGTAAATATTAAAGCCAACTTTGCAAATGTTATAGATCCTGCAGATATGCAGGTTGCCTCAAACGGAAATGCGTGGTGGGGAAATGCCACTAATGTATTATATGGAAACAACAATGTATATGCAGAGCTGACAAGAAATTTTATGCGTGTAGATGGTTCACAATTATTTCTTCCGAGAAATACAGGTACAGCCATAGAACAGACAGGATATGTTACGAGCAATGTTTCTGATGATAATGGATTGTTTTCGGAGAATCCAGTGCTTACATTAAAACTTCCTGCAGCATACACGTATTATGGATTGTATATTTCATTTCAAGGAAATGCTCCAAAAAAGATGAAAGTATCGACATATAATGGAGATACACTTCTTAAGACTTTTAAATATGATGATTTGAAAGAAAAATCATTATTAAATGATGAATTTGAAAACTTCGACAGTATTCGTTTCGAGATAACAAAAGCATATCCTAAAAACAGAGTTTTGATTGATAAGATCAGTTTTGGAGATTTATCTGATTATGAGTTAAAAAAGGACTCCATGACAGAAAATCCTTATGGATACGCAGAAAGAAAGACAAAAGAAGTTTTCGTTAAAATATATACATTTCAAAACGGAGAGAATAATACACCGCAAGTAGTTGAAGATAACATCTATCTAAAGAAATCAATCAACAATTCTGGAGAAATAAGGTATTGTGAAAACCAACTTATTTCAACAGAAGAACACGCAAGGACAGTTGCTGAATGGCTTGGGAATTATTATGCGAATAATATTTCTTATGATGTTCAATACAGAGGGGATCCGGTGCTGGAAGCTGCTGATATTATTTTCATGGAAAGTGATATTGTAAACAGCTTACAAGTAGAAGTGGAAAAACACAAATTAAACTTTAATGGTGCTTTTAATGGATCGTTGCAATTGCGAAGAGCAATGAGAACATAAGGAGGTTGTAATGAAAAAAATAATTAACGGTCTTCTGTATAACACGCAAACTTCTGAAATAATATATGTTGATGAAATGACAAATAGAAAAATATTCAGAACAGAAAAAGGTAATTTTTTCTTGTTTTATCCAAACGGAGAAATAGTGCCGAAAACAAAAGAAGATATAAAAGAGTATTTGGGGCTGAATGATACAGAGAAATATATAGAATTGTTTGGAGATGTGGAGGAAGCATAATGTGGGCAGATCCTAAAACAAATTGGTCTTCTGAATGGAATGGTGAAACATATATAGGAGATTATTTTTTACATACAGATTATAACCGTATTAAAAATAATCTTTTGGAACTAAAAAACACTGCAGAATCTATGTATAAAATATCATCTTTTAATCTTGGAGATGATAAGGTTGAAGCAGATCTGATTTATGCCGATGAAGTCACTTTATTTGAAACTACGCTGGCAGAAATTAACAGTTCCACTTTCTCATTTTCCGAACAATTCAAAACATGGAAAGAAAATAAATCGGTTCCAACATATGAAGACTGGAACAGGATAGAATCGTTGCAGTTAAAAATATACAATACGTTAGTAGCACAAAGAAAAGCGCAGAACCGACTTGCTTTTACGCTTGGCGGTCAGAAAGGATTTAAGGTGTGATTATGGCAGATTTAAAAACAAACTATGTTGATGATGTATTAGACACAACTAAAAATCAGTTAAGAAAATATCAGCAAATACAAAATGACGATGGAACTGTTTCTTTTGTTGATGTTACTGAATATACGCAAGTAGGCACATCATTCGGTGCAAAAGACATCAATGATACTAACGCAGCCATAAATGATGTAAATGGCAAGTTAGACACCGTAACTGAAGCAATAGTTCATGATAATATCACTGGCATATTTACATATACCAGAATCGGACATATGTGCATTGGATGTGGCACATTAACCACCACAAATGATATAGATGCATACTCCACTATAGTTAGTAATCTACCACAAACGTATACAGGTAATCCTTATCCTGGTGCCTTTGTTGCAGAGGATAATACTTATAATGATTTTTATATCAATGGTTCAGCAATCGTAAACCGTAAGCCAGTATCAAAAGGGCATATATTGAGGCTATCATGTGTCTATATGTGTCAATAATTAGTTATTCTGTAAATATTCTAGGTGCAATCAAAAGTCCAGTTGACCATATATTATCTGACGAAAAAGTAACAGTAACGTTATCTCCGTTCCTAGATATCGTTGCATCTACGCCTGCAATTTTATTGATAGTTTGACCAACATCATTAACACCTATAGCATATGTGCCAATTAAAATTGTATCTTTATTGCACAATACTAAAAGTGCGGTGTATCTAGTATATGAACCACTTGGTGTTAATTTTAATTTAAAAGTTGCACTATTACTATCGGTGTTAACCATCATTGATACTACATCGTCCAAAGATACTAACTTGCCATTTACAGAAGTAATGATAACTGATGTATGCAGATTAGCAATAAAAATAAATCAATCAAAAAGAGCATGGTGTAAAAGCCATGCTCTTAATCTCTTTATCTGATTCCCCAGTCACCATCATTATTTACAAAACCAACCACATATCCTATCATGTCATCAATTATGTGTTCCGGAAGTATACTGTTCGGAGACATGAGCGAAACATATCTCCATTTTCTAACGCCATATTCTATTATATGGGTTTTTACGGCAATTTGTATCCCACCATTACTGGTCACAATACATCGTTCACCGTCTTGCGGTTCACGATCTGCGGAAAGGATAATAATTTCCCCAGGCAGATAAAACGGCATATAGTAGTCGCACGGAATTTTTAAACCGATATAAGCCTTGGATTTTATATCTTCCGGTAAATTGTCTATGCAAATTGGTTCCACAGCATTTGTGGTTGCGATAATTCCATTTACAAGTTGCGGTTTGAGGACAGAAATATACTTTTGCGATTTTTCAAGACTGGAATAGATTTTAGCTTGGTGACGGATGAAGTAACGGATAAGGTAAAGAGAGTGTTCCGGCAGACTACGGCATATCTTGACAGATTCCAACATCTTATCTTCCATAGTACCACAGCCTACCAGTTCATCTACGCTGATTCCAAAGGCTCTAGCAAGCGCAACGGCGGTCGATAGCTTCGTGTCGCTAGAATTACCGTACAGTAGTGAATTAAGCGTAGAATAAGGCAAATTAGCTTCATCTGCAAGTTTGTACACCGTCATGTCCGGCTCATTAAGAAATTCGTGGAGATTCCCACGAAAACTTAACATATAATTTGCACGGTTGACTGATAGATGTGTCGATATTTCTTTGATTCGGTCTTTTTTCATCATGTTTATTATCCCCCTTTCACATGATACACTTGTAACATCCCTTGTTTCAAGGGACATCAAGTTCTGGCGAGGGCGGTGTTTATTGGCGTTTTCACCGTCCTCTTTTTGTTGATATTTTACAACAATAAAAAACGTGCGTCAAATATATTGATTGTTTAGAACGTATGTTCTATAATGTGATGTATCGCTACTTTAGATTCTGCGGAGAATTAAAGGGGAGAGGGGTGTGGTTACGATGGAAAAAGAAATGACAAATGAAGAATACAGAAAAGAGTTGTCAAATATGTTTGGAAGCATAAATGAAAACTATATTTTGCAGTGGTTCTATGAATTTGTAAAAGAAAAAACAAGAGGTGAATAATCACCCCTTGGTATATTTATCGTAAAAAGCTTCCGCTTGAAACAAAAGCATATTGAGCATTTCTGGTGGAAGCTTTTCGGCAATTTTAGCAAGTTTCATCACATCATAATTTTTGCTTATTCTGGCTATAAAAGCTCCGTTCATGTCTATGTAATCTCTATTTAATCCAAATGATTCTACAAAAGTGTTTATATTATTTTCCGGCACAAATCCCTTGTTGATAATCTCAACAAGGCATTTCTTATAATAACCCATTCTGTCAATGAGATTAGTGCTACCAACATTGTTATAAATATAATCAGAATATCGCACTTCCAAATAATCAGTCAAATCATTTTCGAAGTCAAATGTTCCATCTTCTAATTTAATTTTATAGTCTACTCGTTTTTTTATAATATCCTTATATGGAACCAAGTCTATATTTAATTTTTCTGCTGCTTCTATAGTTTTATGAACATTTTCGTGAATAGCACAATCAAAGTCATCAAATGGATTGTATTCTGTTCCACATTCTTCACAAACAATTTTATCAGTTTTTCCCATTAAGAAGTCCATAGATACTCCAAAGTATTCACAGACTTTTTGAGAGGTCTTCGGATCTGCCATAGAATTTTTCTTTTTCCATGTGCTTAAAGTAGAAGAGTTAACACCAGTATCTTTACCAAACCTATATGGTGTAATTCCTTTTAATTCACACAATTTTTCGAAAGTTTTGTACATAATATCACCTCTTAAAAAATATTTCGGCATAACGAAATAGACTATTGACAACTTCGGTTTAGCGAGATATACTATGTACATACCTCGGCAAAACGAAATATAAAAATAGTTTCTAGAAAAATACTTCGTTAAAAAGATGTAACTCGTTCGACAAAGGAGATTATATCACTAAACCGAGGTATATACAAGTATTATTTACGGAAAGGAGTGATATTTTGGCACAAATGTTTACTTGTGAAGAGGTAGCAGAGAGATACAAGGTAAAAGTCATTACTGTTTGGGAATGGATTCGTCAAAAAAAACTTGGGGCAATCAAGTTAGGAAGAGAATACAGGATCACAGAGGATGACCTTGTGGCATTTGAAGATTCAAGAAGAGTTAAAACTGAATAGAAAGGAGAAACATGGAAGAATTACAGGTATTTAATTCAGATGAATTTGGGACAATCAGAATAAAAACTATTGATGGCGAGCCTTGGTTTGTAGCAAAAGATGTTGCCGACAAACTTGGGTATGCGCAGACGAGTAATATGATGAAGCGCATAGACGAGGAAGATTCCAAATCATCCATTTTGGATGGTATGAATATGAAGTCTTCTTTAATAAATGAAAGCGGTTTATATTCTGCAATTATCGGAAGCAAACTTGATTCAGCAAAGAGGTTCAAACACTGGGTAACATCAGATGTTTTGCCGTCTATACGCAAGAATGGTGGGTACATAGCAAATCAGGAGAATTTGACACCAGAGCAGATTGTAGCGAACGCACTTATTGTAGCACAGAACATTATTGCACAAAAAGAGAAGCAAATTGAAGATATGCGACCAAAAGCAGATTTCTTTGACGCAGTGGCAGATAGCAAAACCGCAATTCCGATGGATAAAGTGGCAAAAATTCTCGGATTTAAGGACTTTGGAAGAAATAATTTATTTGCATTTCTGCGTGAAGCAGGAATGTTAAATAAATGGAATGTGCCGTATCAAAAATATGTTGATTGCGGATGGTTCCGTGTAATAGAGCAGAAATACACCAAGAATGGGGAGGAACATATATCTATAAAAACACTTGTTTATCAAAAAGGTATTGATGCAATTAGAAGAAAAATAGAAACACAGAGAAGTGTTTAGATGAAAGGAGACATTTAAGTGAATAACGTAAGAAAAGCAAATTACGATAGAGGACTTAAATATGGCAACAAAGTCCTGCACGGCAGTGATTTAAGGGATTTGGTAGGGCTTACTGTTTCGGATGTAAATTCCAACGCTGACGATGAAGAAGTCGTTGTATGGTTTGAAAGCAATGAACGAAATGTTGCTGTTTACTTAAGGGATGATTGTTTAGATGGACAACACATTGCAATCATTGACCATGCAAATGAAGAGGAAGAATCAAAGCTTCTTCTCAGACCCGTTACGGAAAATGACATAAAAGAATTTTCTTCAATGGTTTTGTATTACACAGATGATGTTTTTGGAGAAAACGATGAAAAAACCGGAGTGCGCTATGTATACTGCAATAATTTGGAATTAGAAGAATCAGAATTTTTCAAAGTAAAAAGTCTGTATGTCTTCCAAGATGGAAGAATTTTAACAGAAAGGTAAGCAGTGATATGAGAACAACAATAAAGCTGTTTCTTCCTATTATAATAGCACTCTCCATCACATTTACTTCCACGGCACAGCCAGCCGGCAGTTTTATCTCCGAGGAAGCGCAGGAATCGTGTGTAAAGTACGGTGAGGAATACGGCATCTGCCCGGAACTGCTCATGGCAATGATTGAGAAAGAATCGTCCGGCAGACCGGATGTGGAAAGTGGCGGTTGCAAAGGTCTGATGCAGATTTCAGACCGCTGGCACAAAGACCGAATGGAGCGCTTGGGAGTAACAGACATCTACTCCGTGGACGGCAATATCCATGTGGGAGCCGACTACTTGTCGGAATTGTTTGAAAAGTATTGTGATGTAGGAATTGTGCTCATGGTTTACCACGGTGAGAAAAATGCAACAACTAAAACAGAATTAAGTGATTACGCAGACTGGATATTAACCAGGAGCGCAGAACTGGAAAGGATGAATGGAAAATGACGAACAGAGAGAAGTATGCGGAACAGATTCTTGATATTGCACTGGCTGGCGGTTCGGTTGCAGTAGACAAAAAAGGAAACATATGTAGATGCACTGATATTGGATGCAATAACTGCATATTTGCGGAAACTGAAACTGATGATAAGCGTTCTTGCGAAAAGAGAATTAAAGAATGGTCAAAGCAGGAATATGTAGAGCCTGCTGTTGACTGGTCTAAAGTGCCTGTTGATACAAAAATTTTGGTGAGAGGTTCAGAAGATGTACGGTGGAAAAGAAGACATTTCGCAAGATACGAAAGCAATATTGTTTTTGCATGGAACAGAGGTTGTACATCTTATTCTGTTGACGGATACGATGATGCTGCAGGTTGGAAGTATGCCAAACTTGCGGAGGAAGGAGAATGAGTGCCAAAAGGCGGTTTACAGTCAAAGGAGTAATCGGAAGATTCTTTTTCAATCCTAAAGAGTGGGAAATCGACCGTGAAACATCATTTTACTACCGACTGGTGAACCGTGAGACAGGAATGAAAAAATGGATAAGAAAGGAGTATTTCCATGTTGAAGAAAGAAATTATCCCCATCGTCCGTGCGAATGAGATTCTGATTACAGGATTGTTAGATGTAGGAATCTTGTATATCGGAGAGGACAACATGATCCACGTAACAGAAGACTGAAAGCCGGAGGAATGAGGAAATGGAAAGGAAAATCAGAAAAATCTTGGTAGAATTGGGGCTGAAACAGTACTTGCCGGGATTTCAGTACATCATCGAGGTTGAAACGCTGATGTTTGAGAACCGAAACAGAAGACTTTCTGAAATCTACCGGATTATCGGAGAGGAACACAGCACAACCAAGGAAAGCGTGTATCGGGCAATCAAGTGGGTTGTTGACAAGATAAACACAACCACAGAGTTGTACAAGAAAATCAACGAGACAGACAAGCCGGTCTCAATCTATATGTTTGTTAATTCACTGTATTTATATCTTTGGGAGGATAGGAAAAATGAGGATTAAGCACATCTTTTTGCAGAATTTCTGTAAATTCTATGGTTCTAACACACTGGACGCAGACATTTACGACCGGACAGAGATTTCCGGAGTGAATGAAACTGGAAAGTCCACAATCAAAAGAGCAATTCAGTATATTTTTGGATGCCGTGACGAGAACGGCAGAGAGATCACCGGAATCAGACCGCACGATAAGGGTGGCAATGACATTGACGGAGATATTACCGCAGAAGTTACCGTGGAGATTGACGGTACAGACAAGGTTCTGAAAAAAGTATGCCGTCAGAACTTCAATAAGAAAGGCGAGTTTACCGGCAACGTCACGGATTACTATGTGAATGATATTCCAAAAAAGGCAGCAGATTTTGAAGCATTTTTGGAAGAGAGTGTATGCGGAAAAGATAAGTTTTCACTTTGCATCAATGCCATGACACTTCTGCTGAAAGGTGGCACGGATCAGAGAGCAATTCTTGCTGATATGTTTGGTCAGCACAGTAATGATGATATTTGCGACATGTATCCGGAGTTTTCACCTCTGAAATCTGTACTGCATGACGGCACGGTTGATGAATTGAAAAAACGTTGCAACACACAGCTTTACGGCACAAGGGGCAGAAATGGCTCTAAGGGGTTACAGGATCAGCTGGATGATATACCAACAAGAATTGACGAGGTTAGCAAGCGTAGAGAAGATATTGACCTTGCGGAACTGGAATTACAGAAGAATGCACTGTTGGAAAAGCTTAATGACAACATTGAGCAGCAGAACGACAATCAGAAGAGTATGAAAGAGTACGACAAGCTTTCAGATGGAATCATTGAGTTAAAAGGTCAGTTGAGCACATTACAGCAGAAAGCAAATGAAAAACTGGATGCTGATAGGCGAGAGAAACGCACAACACTGAATCAGATTCAGAATGAACACCAGAAAGAGTTACTTAAGGCAGATACCATTCGTGAAGAGATCACGGAACTGGAAAAGCGTATCGCACAGTATGAGCAGAAGAGACAGGATTTGAAGAAGAGTTGGGATTTGAATAAAAGCCTTAAATTTGATGAAAACTCTCTGGTTTGCTCCTACTGCGGACAGGAATATCCGGAAGAGAAGAAAGAGCAGTTAAGAACGGAGTTTGATACGCATAAGGCACATGAATTGGAACTGATTACCAAAGAGGGTTCTTCCTGTGCTGACCATATCAAAGCGGATCAGGCAGAACTGGAGCATAAGCGCAAGGAACTGAAAAAGACCGAGGATGAAGTGGAGCGGTTGGAAAAAGAGATTGCTATTGCTGATAATTCCTTAAATTCCATTCCGGCAAGCGTGGATATTTCCAACACAGAAGAATACAAAGCTATCCAGTCACAGATTGCTGAGAAAGAAGCTGCCATGAACCGCTATGCGGATATGCAGAGCATGAGAATTGAACTGAAATGCGCAGAGGAAGAAATTAGGGCAGATATTGAACAGGTAAACAAGAAACTGGCTAGCGTGAGCATTAACGAGAGCATTGATAAGCGGATCGCAGAACTGGAACAGGAGAGAAGAGATATTGCACAGAAGATTACGGATGTGCAGGCACAACTTGACCTGTTAAAGAAATTCAGCCGGAAGAAGAACGAACTGTTGGAAGCTGATGTGAACAAGTATCTTTCTTTCTGTACTGTGCGGATGTTCAGACCGCTTGTGAACGGTGATACCGAGGAATGTTGCGACTTTATCTACAAGGGAGAGCCTTACAGCCGGAACATGAACCACGGTGCGAAGATTCTGACAGAAATCGATATTTGCAGAGCGTTTCAGAAGAAGTGCGGTGTGGAGTTGCCGATTATGACAGACGATACCGAGAGCCTTGACCCTTGGAAGATTGCTGATGTTGACAGCCAGTTAATTATGTTCCGCAGAAGTGATGACAAAGAGTTGAAAGTGAGGGAAATGTAGATGCCTGATTATGATTTGAACAAGAAAGTGCCTATATCTGGCACAGATTTTACAAAAGCCGTTGCAGATGCCATGAAAACTGAACCGTTTGCAAGTATGGCTAGGGAAGTTACAGGTATAGAAGCAGTTTTCTTTTCTTTTAACGCAAGGGTAGGAAGATTCTTATTTGAGGAAAGGATAAGGGTGGAAAAGTAAATGCAGATTAAGAAAGAAACAGTCATTTCCGTTCTGACAACGAACGGTGAAACAATCAATGCCGGTGACACCGTGGTTTTTAATGCAGAGGGCAAGTGCTACACGGGAGTTTACATGGGTCTGACAGATCGTGGAGCCTTGAAATTCAAGGGAAAGATTTCCGGTACTGATGTCACATGGAACGTGATGCCTAAGAGCATTATGGAAATTTGCAAGGCTGATGTAAAAGTGAAAAATGATGAATTTGGCAAGTTTATGAACGAGCCGGAAAGTGAGAAATAAGGATATGGAAAAACGTAAATTTAAAGTTGGAGAAAGATACAAAAGCAGAATGATTTTAGACAATGCTGCGGTAATTGAAATCACAGAAATCAATGGTGACTTTGTTTCTTACAAAGATGTCGAAAGAGAAACTAGTGGTAGGAAAATGTTTGAAATTGGTTCTATATTTTCTGATAATTTGGAAAAAGTCGGAAGTGAAACCATAGTAATCTACCGCAATGACAACAAAGTAGTTGCACTGGACAAATCCACTGGCAAGAAAGCAGAAGCCAAGTGCAATCCGGTTGATGAATTTGATTTTCATGTAGGTGCTAAGTTGGCTTTTAATCGGCTGATGGGCGAAGATGTAAAGCCTGATGATGGTGTCCGTGAGGTGAAAAGAAAAGCTAAAGTCGGTGAGTATATCAAGGTTGTTGATGAGCATTCTCTTTTTGATACTTATAAAAATGGAGATATTCTCAAGGTAATTTGTACTAGCAATGCAGGATGCTTTTGCAAAAAAACTGATGTCGAGTGCTTCTTATGGCACATAGAGTACGTTGTCCTTGAAAACTACAAACCGGAAGAGAAAGCGCAGAAAGAGGATGACAGCAAAATTCATGTCGGTGACATGGTAGAGGTAACACATAGTGGTCATTGCTATTCAACATACTATGCATGGAGTGGACTTGGAAGTTATAGGCAAAATTATGTTAATGGAGTTTCGGTTGAAGACGGGATGGTTGCAAATGTTTTGAACATTGCGAAGCATGACAGGGCGCATAATACTCACCTTGCGCTGATTCAGAATCCCAAGACAAGCCAGGTATTCATCATTAACATTAAAGGACTTAAGAAAGTAGAAAGGTAGGTAGCAGCATGGCAGACGAAAAGAAACAGGAAAACACAGGAATTGTGGAATACGAATCAAATGGGGAAATTGTAAAAATTTCCCCAACAACGGTAAGAAAGTACCTTGTAAGCGGTGGTGGAAACGTATCGGATCAGGAAGTAATGATGTTTTTGTCTCTTTGCAGATATCAGCATCTTAATCCTTTTTTGAAAGAAGCATACCTCATTAAGTTTGGAAACAATGATCCTGCTACGATTGTTACCGGAAAAGATGTTTTTACAAAAAGAGCCGATGCAAATCCGAATTATGCAGGAAAAAAAGCAGGAATTATTGTTCAGAAGAAAGATGGTTCCGTTGAAGAAAGAGAAGGATCTTTTGTCCTTAAGGACGAATCTATTGTAGGAGGTTGGGCTAAAGTGTTTATCAAAGGAAGAGAGACACCGGAGTACCAGTCAGTATCTTTCGATGAATATGTTGGAAGAAAAAAAGATGGAACAATCAACGGTCAATGGTCTAAAAAGCCTGCAACAATGATAAGAAAAGTTGCAGTTGTACAGGCATTAAGAGAAGCTTTTCCTGATAAATTCCAAGGCCTGTATGCACAGGAAGAATTTCCTGATGTTTCCGATGTGAAACTTGATGTAGAAAAAGTTGCTGCAGAGGAAATTCAGGCAAACGCAAATTCTGTTGATTTTCCCGATGCAACTTTTGAGGAAGTCACCACGGACAGCACGGAACAGACCATTGCTAACGCAGAGACACCGGATTGCTTTAAGTAGGAGGACACCATGAGAATTATATCGCAGGATGGAACATTAGACATTCCTTATGAACAGGTGATTATTCAGAGATTTAGGTGTGAAATTTACATTCTGAATAAGAACCTCACAGGTGTAGAACAACTTTGTAGTGATATGGTTATTGCTAAATATTCCACAGAAGAAAAGGCAAAGAAAGCTATGGAAATGCTTGGAGAACATTACAAAAAATACGTTGGAGCTTCTGTTAATATATATGGCTGTTTTCAGTTTCCGAACGATGACGAAATTGAGGTAGAAACATGAAGCTAAAATGTTTAGGCTCCGGTTCTTCCGGTAACTGTTATGCACTGGCAGCAGATAACGGTGAAACACTTTTACTGGATGCAGGACTTCCTATCATGGACATAAAACGTGGTCTTAACTGGAATATTAAGTGTGTTGTGGGTGCGATATGCACCCACAGCCACAAGGATCATTCTCAATCGGTAGTGGATTTGGAAGTCATGGGAATACCTGTGTTCAAACCGTATGAAAGTCTTGAACCTATTGCAATCGGAAAATGTGAGTGGAGAATACAGGGATTTGACCTGACAACACTGGACGGCAAATGGACGCACACGAACGCAGACGGTACGGAATGTCCTTGTTATGGATTTCTGATAACCCACCCGGAAATGGGAAAACTTCTGTACATTACCGACACGGAATTTTGCAAGTGGAGATTTGCAGATGTAAACCACATTTTAATCTCATGTAACTATCAGAAGAAGTACATTGATGATGAAAATGTTGCGAAAAGGAATCACGTTTTTCGTGGTCACATGGAACTTGGAACTGTGAAAGATTTTGTGATGGCTAACAAAACAGATAGCTTGCAAAACGTCATATTGTGCCATTTAAGCCGTGATAATGCAGAACCCAGTGAATGTGTCGCAGAGGTCAAAAAGATTGCTCCTATGGCTTATGTGGACGTTGCACAGGGCGGTAAAGAATGGATTTTGAGGAATGGAAAGGAGTGTCCGTTTTGAGTGGTGGAAGTTTTGGTTATTTGTGCTACAAAGATGTGCCGGAGTTGATGGAGCCGTCAGGTATCTCCGAACTTGAAAGCATGGTTCAGCACTTACAGGCGTATGGTTACGAGGACATAGCACGAGATACACAGCGGTTGATTGAGTACATCCAGTCAGCAAGTATCAGAATTGAGGTTTTGAGTGAGAATCTTAACGGTGTTTTCCATGCGGTAGAGTGGCATGGGAGCGGAGACATCGGAAGAAAAGAAATGATTACAGAACTGGAAAAGTACAGAAAGGGTGGTGCGAATGGCTGATTGGAAGAAAATCTATGCTATGAAAGCAGAACGTGAGAAAAGAATAAAACAGATATGCCCCGAAATATCGAATGTTAGCGGAATCTATTTATTCTACAGAGTGGACGAAGCAGGAATCAGAAGAGGATATTGTGGGCAAGCTGTCAAACTTTTGGAGCGGACATCTTCTCACCTTGCGGAATACGACCATATAGCATTGAGCCTTAAAAAACATGGTTTTAAGAGTAAAGACAATCCGCATGGGTGGTCATTACATTTTTTAATTTGTGGGTTATCAGAACTTGATGAAAAAGAAGTTGAGTATATTAAAAAATGCTCTGACAGTGGTATTCAGATGTATAACGTCACGGCAGGAAGCCAAGGAAAAGGAAAGCAAGTAACAGGGCAATACAAACAGCCTAAAACCTATTCACAAGGCATTCAGCAAGGCAGAATCAACCTTGCAAGGGAACTTGCGAACATTGCCGACAAGCATCTTGTCATAGGTTTGAAGCCGGAGAAGCAAAATAATTCAGTGTCGCAAAGACAATTTGTTCGGTTTATGGAACTTTTGCATGGAGAAAAGGACGGTAGTAGTGATGAGGAGAGTTGATAAAAGCAAGAAATCTAACACAAGATGCAGTAATTGCGAGTTTTGGGATAGAGAATTATCCGATAGTGGTTTCTGCAAATTGCATGAGAAAAACAAAAACTATTGGAATCGTTGCAAGAACTTTAAGTGGTCCGAAGATATAGAGGATAAGAACGATGGTTAAATACAAAGATGAATACTGCGGATGTGCTACTGAAAGTTATCCTTGTCTCGGCAGCAGTTGTCCGAACCGTAATGTGAAAAATCTTTACTGTGACGAATGCGATGATGAAGTCGAGGAACTTTACGATTTTGAGGGCATCCAGTTGTGTAATGAGTGATTGTTAAAGAAGTTTGAGAAGATTACATGAGTGAAAAAAATTACGATTGTAGCTGTTGGAATGAGTACCCAAACACAATGCACTCAATCAACGGACGTACTCACAAACCATATCAGAGTTGTAAATGGAAATGTGTTGATTGCTACGAATATGCAGGAAAGTCAGAATTTGGTGCTACTCATTGCAAAAAGAAAGAGCCAGAACTTGAAAAGAGGTGATACATAAAATGCCAAAACGATATGACAATCCGCAGGAAATTTTGAAAATCATGCGGCAGACAGAACTTTTGAAGCAGTCTGCGGAGAGAAGTCCATTCACCGGAATACTTACACTCTTCTGCTATACCTTGTGGAAAGACTACAAGTACTCACAGACGAAACTTTCCGACTTCTGCGGTAAATTCACAGAGTACAACGAAAAGTACGAGAATGAGCCTTATACGGAGTTACAGAGCAGGCTTAACGATTTTGCAGACTGGACGATTAAGTACAAGGAATTTACCGAAGCTGATTATCCGCATTACAAGTCGGTTGTAGCGCAGAAATGCATCCAGGAACAGGTCAGATGCAACAATCTTATCAATGAGTTGTCCACAAGGTACATCCTATATGGAATGGTGATCCTTATGGAAGATGGATTCGGTAAGAAGAAGCTGACGAATTTCAAGGATAAGTTTTCTGACCACATGGACAAAGCTGGAGACAAGTGCAACGGAAAGGATTTCATGGATTTATGGAGAGAACTGGTGGAAAATACCGGGATCTATATTGAGAAGCCTATTTTTGAGTAAGGAGTTCTATATGGCAGAAAAAAGAATGTTCAGCGCAAAAATAATTGAGAGTGATGCTTTTTTGGATATTCCTGCTACGGCTCAAATGCTTTATTTCCATATCTGCATGAACGCTGACGATGACGGATTTGTGAACAATCCACGGAAAATCATAAGGATGTGCGGCGCTTCTGATGATGATTTGAAGATACTTATAGACAGCAGATTCCTGCTATCTTTTGATAGCGGTGTTGTGCTGGTAAAGCACTGGCGCATTCACAACTACATTCCACCAGATCGTTACAAGCCATCGTGCTACGTGGATGAAAAAAGCAAAATAGGTGTAAAGCTAAACGGAGCATACACCACAGACCCTAAAAAGATGGTTTCTCCCGTAGAGGGAAATCCAAAGAAGCGTTGTTACGACAACGAAATCAAACTTGATAAGAGGTGATATAAATGCAAATGACAGGCTATGAATTGTTGGAAAATTATGAAAAAGCGGAGGATAAGGACAAACAGATTCAGATTCTTGCGGATTTGAACCACATTCCGGTTGATATGGTGAGTTTTGTGATTGATAAAAGTGAGAAATTCGATGCTTCAGAGACACCGTTATCCACAGAAGAATTTGCAAAGTGGTGTGAGACGGAACTTGACCGTGTGGATGCTCATATCCATGCACAGGAAATATATTACAGAGAAATTTGCAATGTATACAGAATCGCAAGTACATACGGAAAAAGGAGTGTAGCTGTATGAGAGAGGGAACAGGAAACTTTCAGAACGGTGACTTACTCTACATGGCTACACATCCGGTTGCTGATGCTATTAGAATCGGACGCACGAAGCCGTATGAGTGCAGATATCCAGTGATGGCGGAGAGACCGAGGATTCCGGAAAGGAGCAAGGATGGAGAGACTGACAGAAAGAAATCCGTCATGGATTGATGATGAAATGTGGGAAAGGGCATGCGAACCGGATTGTGAGGCAATAGATGCAGTTTATCGAAAACTCAAAGCCTATGAGGATGCCGAGGAACAGGAATTGTTACTGCGGTTGCCTTGCAAGGTGGGAGATACAGTTTATGTAGTCACTTCTCCATTTAATGTGTTTGATGATATTGAATATGATGAGAACATGAAAGACGAAGTCTATGAAGCTTATGTTTCTAGTGTATCATTTTATGAAAGCGGAGAACAATATAGAATTTACGCTAAGGTAACAAATCATTTTATAGGAGTATATTTTAGAGAATGTGATTTTGGCAAAATAGTATTCTTAACAAAAAACGAAGCCGAAGCCAAACTGGCAGAAATGGAAGGTGCGGAATGAAGAGAGAAGAAGCTATTTACTGCTTAAAGGCTCAGAGCGAACGGTACTCAGAGGTTTGTGAAGAATGTCATCTGTACGGACAAACAGGAGTAGATCATTGCTGTGAGGAAGCATTACAAATGGCAATCACCGCCTTGCAGAATCAGCCGGTGTGGATTCCGGTGAGTGAGAGACTGCCGGAAAAGATATCGGAAACTATCCGATAAATATGGTTACTTTTGATACTGGAGAAGTGTGTATTGGTGTTTACAGACATGACAACAAAGAGTGGTGGACGAGAACAAACGAAGGTAAAACTTTATACGGTACAGATCATGTAGTTATAGCTTGGATGCCACTGCCGGAGTCGTACCGAGAAAGAGAGGAATGATATGAAAGATGGAATACATCCTAATGGATATGCAGTGACAAATAAACAGACAAACGCAGACCGGATCAGGAGCATGACGGACGAGGAGTTGGCAATGGCGCTATTATGTGTACTGCGGAATTTATTAAAAAGTGACAAGGTATGCGATTTTAGTCATGATTGTAAAGATTGTACGTTGGCATGGTTACAGAAAGAAAGTGAGGAATGAAGGATGCAAGATAGATATTTATTCCGTGGAAAGCGGATTGATAATGGAGAATGGGTACATGGTTACTTGTTTGATGATGGATTTGAAAATGGAAGAGTATTTATTGGCGGAATTGTTATTGAAAAATACAATGGAACTGCTTGTGATGATTGGAATGTTACTGGTATAAATTTCTACGAGATAGACCCGAATACCATCTGCCAGTGTACCGGACTGAAGGACAAGAACGGTAGGGTGATTTGGGAGAATGATATTGCTAGTTATTCCGATTTAATCACAAGAGATAAAAAAACAATTTGCATTGAATGGAACAAAATGCAAGCGTCATTTGTTAGAAAATATAGAAGTCCTATGGGTTTGCAATATCTTTATCTTGACGAATATATAGCAAGTAGAATGGAAGTTATCGGCAATACGTTTGACAGCCCGGAACTGTTGGAGGGGTAGCCATGACGGAGAATGAAGCAATAGAAAAATTACATGCATATCTTGAATGTGAAAGCCGTAGAGCAAAAATTGTAAGTTGTAATGAAAGTTGCGATGATTGCGAATTATGTTATATGCAGGGTACTGGCGCTGAACACATTACAAGTGTGAAAACAGCAATTAAGGCACTGGAAGAGGTGCAACAGTACCGCCAGATCGGAAAGATTGGCACCTGTAGAAATGCCGTTGAGATCTGCAAAGCTATGATCGAGCGTGGGATTGACCAGGACAATATCGCAGAATACATAAAATTTGAGGATAACCTAGTGCAGAGAGGGTACGACCTCAAAAAGCTGATTGAGATGATGGAGGAGCATAAGCAGTACCGTCAGATCTGCACGGTGGAGGAATGTTTGCGGAATAAGGATTTCTTGGATTTCCTTGCGGACAAGATGAACCCGAACGATTTTGAAACATATTTGAGTATGTACAATTCATCTGGCGAGAAACAGGAGGATGAACGATGGGAAAATTGATTTATGCGGATAAATTAAAAGCGGATTTAGAAAAAGCAATTTCAAAGAATGAAGATATGGATTGCTTAGACTTTTTACGTGCTGCCTCTGTTATTGATGCGCAGCCGACCGCCTACGACCCGGACAAGGCTGTGGAACAGTTGGAAGAACGCACAGAATTCCTGAAAGACTGTGCGAAGTATGGAAATAAGACAAAAGATCAGCAGTCAAAATCCTACGACACTATGATGATGTATGAGGTCAAGGATTTGGTAGATGATTTGTTGGAGATTGTAAAGGCAGGTGGAGCAGATGCGAAAACCGATTCCTAAATCAGTTAGAAAATTAGTGTATGCGAAATACAATGGTCACTGTGCTTATTGCGGCTGTGAAATACCGGAGAAATGTTTTAATGTAGATCATTTGCATTGTCTTAGAAATTATGAGTACACAGAGGAATTTACCGGAATAGACGTACACGACATAAGCAATCTGATGCCGTCTTGTGGTTCGTGCAATCGCTACAAGGCAACAATGGAACTGGAAGACTTTCGAAAGCAGTTACAGAAGATACCGGACAGGCTGGCAAGAGATGTGTGCACATACAATATCGCAGTCAGATACGGCATGGTGCAGGAAAACAGAGAACCGATTAAGTTCTATTTTGAGAAAGTAGGTGCAGGGGATGGCAATTAAACCGATTTTATTCAACACCGAGATGGTTCGGGCGATTCTGGACGGGAGAAAGAGTTGCACTAGAAGAATCAATAAAGATGCCAATGATTATGTTGTGCCGGATATGGATTTTTATGATTCTGATAAACGTACTTACGCAGTACATAATTATGCGGACAAAGAGCACACAGACAAGTTAAGCATAGCAGAACGTACCTGCCCGATATGCCCGAGCGATATATTGTACGTGAGAGAATCGTATTCGGAATTGTCCTTTGGATATGTATATAAGGCAGATGGGGAGAACATTGACCATCTTGGAAATGTGATAAAGTGGCACCCATCCATCCACATGCCGAAAGAAGCGGCACGTATCTGGCTTAAGGTTACGGATGTGAGGGTGGAGCGGTTACAGGAGATTACAGAGGAACAAGCATGCATGGAGGGCACAGACCCTTGGGATGAAGTATGCTACGAAAACAATGGATGGCATCCAACGTTTTCAGACCCAGACAGTGGTGGAGACCCTAATATGGTCGATGGATTTCATAAACTTTGGAACTCCACCATCAAGAAATCCGACATTAACCGCTACGGTTGGAATGCGAATCCGTGGGTTTGGGTTATTGAATTTGAGCGGTGCGAGAAACCGGAAGGAGTGTGACATGAATATAGACAGCTATGATTGGGAGAAATTATATAAGACAGCAAATAATTTTATTTCTTTGTATATTCCAGTAGCCAAAGTAAATACCGGGTGCAAGTCTTTTTATGTGAGTCCAAGGGTGCAAATATCATTTATGGCAAAGGGAAACAGTAAATATATTAAATTGCTGGACGAAATGAAGTGCCTGAGAAAGTTAAGAGGCAGTAATAGTAAAAACGGAAGAATTATTATTGCTGAAATTATTTTCAACTCGGATGGGACATTAAACTTAAAACAGGAGGTGTAGAGGATGTCTAAAGCAGTATTGATTATGGATATGCCGGATACCTGTGAAAATTGCACTTGCAAATATCCCAGTTATAAAGATGATGAACTTTACGACTGTGCAATTACAGGAGAAACGATTCCGATAAATGGCGGGCACTACGAAGATAGACCGGATTGGTGTCCGCTCCGGGAACTGCCGGAAAAGATGGAAGTGTGTGGAAAATACAATTCTGATTATTATGCAAAAGGCGGTAAAATGCCATCATACAAGATAGGATGGAATGACTGCTTGGATGAAATCTTAAAGGAGCGTGATGCAAAAATGAATAACATTGATTATACCGCCCTGTATGCCGAAAATGAGGACTTTAAGCGGTATGTTGACAGATACTGCGTGAAGCACAGAATCAGCGTCGAAGAAGCCTTACAGCATTATCTGGTGAAGATGGCAGGCAGGATGTACAAGGAGCAGGCAGAAACTATTGTAAGAAAGGAATAACGAATGCCCGGTAAACCGGGTTGGTGCGCAGTGAATAGGGGTGGCGTACCGAAAAATTACAACACCGTGGCTATAAGGCTTACTGATAAGCGTATGCAGAGCAAACGAATGGTGATCCACGATACAGCATTTGTAGCGTGGTGTTATGGCAGAAAAGCTAAAGGTATGTTGGATCAGCGCAGGAGTATCATCCTTTATGGCGGGATACCTTGCAGGAGATGTTGATAAGTGGATTTACATTGACATTGCTGACCAGCATGAGGATAGCATGAGATTTATCAAGGATTGCGAAAAGGCAATCGGAAAAGAAATTGAGGTACTTAGATCTACGGAATATGGATGTGTGGAAAAATGTGTCCTAGCGTTCGGAGGATTCCGCAGCGCAGGCAACGGATTTGCCCCATGTACGAACTGGATGAAAAAGCGTGTCCGTAAGCAATGGGAACAGGATCATAAGCAATATGACCTGACTTATGTTTGGGGATTTGACCTGAAAGAGCGCAACCGGGCAGAGCGGACAGTAGAAAGCAATCCGCAAGCGGAGCATGAGTTTCCCCTGATTTACCGGAATCTGTCAAAGGAAGAAGTTCACGGACTGTTTGAAAGAACGTTTTCTTTCCCCCGACCGAAGATGTATGACATGGGATATCCGAACAATAATTGCATCGGATGTGTCAAGGGCGGTATGGGGTATTGGAACAGAATTCGCAAGGACTTCCCGGAAGTGTTTGAGAGACGGGCACAGCTGGAACGACTGGTTGGATATTCGATTTTGAAAGAGAGTGACGGGACGCCGTTATATCTCGATGAACTGGATCCCAACCGTGGAGATATGAACACAGAAATATTTCCGGATTGTGGAATCATGTGCTATTTAGCACAGAAATAAGAGAAAGGAGCCGTAATGGATTTTGGATATTACAACATGGATTGCATGGATGGGATGAAAGAGTTTCCGGATGGTTACTTTGACCTTGCAATTGTGGATCCACCGTATGGCTTACATGAGCATGGTGGCAAAAATAGGAATAAATTTGTTAAGCAGAAAAATGGAACAAAAACATATGTAAAGGACGGTCAGTACGAAAACAGAGGGTGGGACAATGAGCCCCCCTCTAGGGAATACTTCGAGGAATTATTTCGGGTATCCAAAAATCAGATTATATGGGGATGCAATTACTTTGATTTTACTTTGGCTGGCGGTCTTATCGTATGGGATAAATGCAATGATGGTTCTGACCAGTCGGATGCAGAGGTGGCATTCTGCAGTCTGACTAAAAGGATAGACATATTCCGGTATATGTGGCGTGGAATGTTCCAGGGGAAGTCCATTACTGAAGGAACTATTCAGCAGGGGAATAAGGCATTGAATGAAAAGCGTATCCACCCTACACAAAAACCAGTGGCACTATATGAATGGCTTCTGAACCGCTATGCAAAGCCCGGAGACATTATCTTGGACACTCATGTAGGCAGTGCTAGCAGCTTGATAGCCTGCTACAGAACCAACCATCCATATGTTGGATTTGAACTGGACAAGAATTATTATGATTTATCCAAAAAGAGATTAGATGCAGAAATGGCACAAATGCGATTATCTGATTTTATGCCGGAGGTGATGCCATGATTAACGGAGAACTGATCGTTGACAACTTTGCCGGCGGCGGGGGCGCATCCACTGGAATAGAAATGGCAACCGGATACAGTGTGGATATTGCCATTAACCATGATCCGGAAGCTATCCGGATGCACAAGGCTAATCACCCTAATACAAAGCATTACTGCGAGGACGTATGGCAGGTGGATCCGGTTGCAGCATGCAAAGGGCATCCGGTAGGTCTTGCCTGGTTCTCACCGGACTGCAAACACTTCAGCAAAGCGAAAGGCGGTAAGCCAAAGGATAAGTTTATCCGAGGTCTTGCATGGGTAGCCTGCAGATGGGCGGGACTGGTACGACCAAGGGTAATCATGTTGGAAAACGTGGAAGAGTTTAAGACCTGGGGACCGCTTAATAGAGGGCATCATCCCATTAAGAGCAAGCAGGGAAAGACATTTGAACGGTTTGTCCAGCAGCTTACAGATTTAGGCTATGAGGTGCAGTTTAAGGAATTGGTTGCAGCCGATTACGGTGCGCCCACCATGCGAAAGAGATTTTTTATGATCGCGAGGTGTGACGGGAAGCCCATCATCTGGCCGGAGCCGACACATGGACCAGCTGACAGTGAGGCTGTTAAGGCTGGTCTCTTAAAACCGTATGTGGGTGCATACACGCAGTTGGACTTTTCCTTGCCGTGCCCCAGCATCTTTGACACTTCGGAAGAGATCAAAGAGAAATATGGAATCCGGGCGGTGCGACCGCTGGCACCGAAAACGATGGAGCGGATTGCAAGGGGATTGAAAAAGTTTGTATTCGAGAATCCAGAGCCATTTATTATTCAGTGCAACCACGGCGGCGAGCGTAGACCGAACGATATCCGTGATCCGATGCCAACTATAACCGGAAAGCACGGTTACGGTGTGGTAGAACCCTACATGATTCCTATTGGATATGGGGAAAGAGACGGGCAAGCACCCAGAGTACATGATATAGAGAAACCATTGCCAACCATAGTAAGCAAGAATGAACATTGCCTGATAAGTCCTACTCTGATCCAGTACCATTCCGAGACGGCGCAGGGAGAAGTCCGCGGGCAGACCATAAAAGATCCGATCATGACAGTGGATGGATCGAACCGGTATGGACTGGTTACCTCATTTCTGCATAAGTATTATGACGGTGGCTACAAGGGAGCAGGAGAGAGCATGGAGAAGCCATTGCCGACAGTCACCTCATGGGACCATAACAGTGTGGTGACGGCAAACTTGATCCAGATGAATAATCACTGTGACGGCCGGGACGTGAGGGATCCAATACCTACAATTACAGCCGGAGACGGACATTTCGGAGAGGTGAGAGCTTTTTTGATTAAATATTACGGACAAGGTACCGGACAGGATATTAAGGAACCGCTGGACACGGTTACAGCGCAGGATCGTTTCGGACTTGTAACCATCAACGGTACAGATTATCAGATTGTAGACATCGGACTGCGGATGCTTGAGCCGAAAGAACTTTACGGGTGCCAGGGTTTCCCGGACGATTACATTATAGACCATGATTACACTGGCAAAACCTATCCGAGAAGTGAACAGGTGCGCAGATGTGGTAACGCTGTTTGTCCGCCTATACCTGCAGCACTGGTAAGAGCAAACCTGCCGGAATTATGCGTGGCAGAGCGTACACCAAACATGAGAATAGAAGCAGAGCAGACCGGGCAACTTCGTTTTGCGTAGTAAGTGAAATCAGGAACTAAAAAATTTGAGTTCCCGCTCAGTAACTCAAAAGTTGAGTTAAAAAGTGAAAAATTTTATTAAAAATTTGAGTTTCTATTTGAGTTGTTTTTAATAAGTTAAATTAGGATTTAGTGGAGGAAGTGATTATTTGGTAGCAGTACCTATTGAATTGAAAGATGCACAGTCCTATATAAACAAATATCACAGGCATCATCAGGCAGCACACAGAGACAAATTCCGAATAGCAGCAATGCAAGATAATGAAATAGTTGGAGTTGTGCAAGTTGGAAGACCAGTATCAAGAGTCCTGGACGATGGTAAAACGCTCGAGGTATTAAGATTATGCACAAATGGCACAAAGGATGTATGCAGTTTTCTTTATTCAAGAGCCGCAAGAATAGCAAAAGAAATGGGGTATCGCAGAATCATAACATACATTCTTTCGTCAGAATCCGGGGCGAGTCTTAAAGCATCAGGATGGGTGCTCGAAGCTAATGGGGTTGGTGGAACTGATTGGAATGTGCCGAGCAGACCGAGAGAGGTTATCGCAACACAAATGAGTTTGTTCCCAGAAAAACCGAAATACCCCATCGGAGAAAAGAAGCAGCGTTGGGTTAAGGAACTAAACTGAAATATCGGAAAAATTGTGTAACGAAAGGAGAGATAGGCATGTTAAGTAAAATGAACGATCTGATGGGCGGATATACCGTTATAGTTACAACCAAACAGGTCCAGCGGCGCAGACACAAAAAGAAGCGCATCAATAAAAAGTGGATTAAGCGGTATGGATACATCACCAAAGATTGGCAAAAACGCGGAGAAACGGTTGTAGATCAGGTACATATGACCATGTATATGAATCAGGCAACATATAATGATCTGATTATTGCTCTGAAGAATAGGTAAAAGAAAGGAGATAGGCCTATGCCAAGACCCAAGAAAGAAGGTAAGAAGAACATCCGGAAAGACATCAGCATGGATCCGGAGCAGTACGAGAGATTAATTGATTACTGCCGGCAGCAGGACAGACCTATCTCCTGGGTGATTCGGCAGGCGCTGGATGAATATTTACCGGCATAGAGCCGGAGAACCTTGAAAACTGAATATGGTTGGTGGTATAGTATTCTCAATATCAGGGAGGTGCGAATGCATGGATAGAGAATTTACACAGACGATTGAGACTTACGGGCATCCTTTTTCAGTGTCTGCTGAAAAAGAAGCGGAAGAAGCATTTAAGACAGTCGGAATCGTTGTAAGAGCCAAAATTGAGCGGCTTTGCAATGAAAGAAGGTATGAAGAAGCAAAGGAACTTGAAAAAGCATTGATAACTATTAACAATGCAGATTATAACCACTAACCATAATCGGTAGGTGGTTTTTTTGTTGGGTAAATATGGGTAATATTACACAATAAAACTGAAATTTAGTAAAGGAGACGAAATGGAGATATTCAAAAATATTCTATTCAATATTTTGATTATTATGGGACTTATTGCAATTATCCTTACCGCTATCTGGTGGTCGTTGGAATTACTCAATAAGATGTTCAAGTTTACAAAGTACATTATCATGTATTACTAGTATAAAAAGAAAGAGGATTTATACGATCTGCGCAATAAGGTTATCGTAGCAAAGGACGGAGAAATATCCTATTCCTGTGTTGGAGATATTGATGAAGAGATCAAGATTCTCAACAAAGGGATAAAGTATTGCGAGAGAATAAAACACATGAATGAAAGATTGACTAAATTTTAAAAAGGAGACTGGCTTATGAAGTTGTCAAAACTGACTAAGCCAGAACTTGATGAAATCTTCCGGAACGCCAATTTTACGGAAGAGGAAGAGAAAGTGTTTTGGGATTTGTCTAGGGGAATTTCTCAAAAAGAAATATCCTTTAGACATTCCATTTCTGTAACTACTGTAGAAAGAAGAGTGAGGTCTATAAAAAATAAGCTTAAGCGGTTAGAAGGTGATAGATTTGGAACTTTCTAATATGGAAATATTGCAATATGCCGTTAGCAATGGTATGATTGACACGGAATCTTTGCAAAAAAGCATTGAAATGAAAAAGAAAGAAGAGTATCTAAAGAAACATCAATACGCGATCAACAAAGGCAAAGACGGATACTGGAGAACTTATTTGCCGGATGAGGAAAAAGGAAGGAGACTTGTAAAAAAGAAAAGCGAGGAAGATCTCAAAGAAGAAGTTATTAAGTTTTACTACCAAAAAGAGCAAAATCCAACAGTTACAGAAGTGTTTTACGAATGTGAAGACCGAAGATTGTATCTTAAAAAGATATGCAAAGCAACATACGATAGAGATGAGAGATATTTTCTAAGACACTATGGAGAGTTAGGTAAGCGAAGAATAAAATCAATATCAGAAGATGAATGGGGGGATTTTTTAGAGGAAGAAATTGCCGATAAAGAGTTGACACCTAAATCTTTTTCCGGTCTAAAAGGAATTACAAGAACCTTCCTTAAACGGGCGAAAAAACGTAAACTTATTGATTTTAATATTGTAGAACTTTTTGAGAATCTTGACGTATCTGATAGTGATTTTAAAAAAGTAATAAAGGAAGACTATGAAGAGGTATTCGACGAATATGAAACGGATGTAATGATTAAATATCTTGTCAACCACCTTGACACTTCTAATATTGCTATATTGCTTATGTTTTTAACTGGTGTGCGTATCGGAGAAGTTGTAACATTAAGACATTCCGATTTTTTTGATAATACTTTTAACGTTCGCAGAACGGAGACGAAGTATAAAGACGAAAACGGAAACAATGTTGTTGAAGTAAAAGAGTATCCTAAAACTAAGGCAGGAATCAGAACAGCAATTATACCGAATGATTATGTATGGATTTGTGATAAAATAAAGTACATGAATCCATTTGGAGATTACATTTTTACCAAAAATGATATCAGGGTTACTGCACAGGCGGTTAGGCAAAGGCAAAAAAGGCTTTGCAGAAAATTGAAAATTTATCCAAAGCCACCGCACAAAGTAAGAAAGACATATGGAACTATTCTTATGGATAACAATGTAGACAAAAGACTTGTCATGGATCAGATGGGGCATACAGATATTATGACTTCAGAAATACACTATCATAGGAATAGGAAAACCATTGAAAAGAAATCGTCTATTTTGAGTAGTATCCCAGATTTACAGGCAAGGTGATTTGACTACTATTTTTGCAAAAGTAGTCAAAAGTAATCAACAAAAAACACCTAGAAAGCCAGTAAATATGCGGAAAGTAAGAGGAATAGAGTGGGGTTCGAGCCCCCTTGCTTCCATTTTTTAGTAACTATTCAGAGCGACGGCAAAGTACTGGATAGTTATTTTTTTAATCAAATCAAAGGAATACAAAAGCA